CAGCATCGTACGCATCCACAGGTACATATTGTTTATATCCGTAGAACCGATCAAATATTTGTACAGTTAAATCAGTTTTGGTGTTGACAGCGTTGACTGAGGCCATTAGTAAAGTCCTTCGCCTCTGTCGTTAACCGCATACTCTTCTGTTGGGCCGCCACCGTTGCCATCAGCGGCCTGTTGAGCTTCGTTTTGATATCCTGATGGTGATGCTGGCACAATTGGTGGGGTTGGAAAAAAGATTCCGCCCAGTGCACCTGCAGCCTGTCGTGCAGCCTCAGGAGTACCGCCTGCCAATGCTGGTGCAAAATTGGACAACAGGCCTTGTGTCAGTGCACCAGTGCCTGCCAAGGCTCCACCTAAGAAAGCACTGGCTGTTGGAACCAATCCTTGACCAACGGCTCCAATAACGTTTTGTAAAGTGTTCTGCCCGGTAGACAAGGCCTGTAAGTCTTGCTTGTCACCTTGAACGCTGGTTTTTATAGAGCCTTGTACCATTACTGTGTTGTTACTGCCTGGAACAGCAATAGGGCTAAGATTAACATCATAATGAGCTGGATCAGCAAATCCTGTAACTGGATCACTGGGTTGTGCACCACCCACTGCGCCAGAGTAGTACTTGACACTTTCGTATTTGATGGTCATGGTGTGAGTCATAGTACCATTGCCTTGACTGTAATCATACTGATCATGAACCCATGATTCAATCAAAGGATTGATCATAACATATTGAGCATAGGTCTTTTGACTCATGCCAGAGATTGTGATGTCTCTGAAAAATGGTTCTTGTCCACTGGCGGGACCAGTCAACAGGGCAGTAGATAAACTTTGCAATGAAGGATTGTTGTATCCTTGCCCACTGAGTCCCCAATGTTGTATACCTCTACTGGCCGAATAGGTATCGTTGGCAGTGTAACTGGCTCCGCCAAACACGTCTGGTATTTGTAATTTTCCTAAGAGGCCGTTTTGATTAGGAGTGTTACCATACTTATAGGTAGGATCACTATAGTAGTATTGATAATATTGATACCACATGTTGCGTATCAAGTCACTTTGGTCGTCGTTGAAAACAATCTGTGCAGGATTGTAATTGATTTTTGTTTGCACCAGACGTTTACGATTGTACTGGTTCATAGTGGCTACATCAATTTGATAACCAGGCAACTGTGCAGTCTTGACCATGAGGCCAATGGTACTACTTTTGCCGCCGGATAATAAATTTGCCACCGCAGGTATGTTGGTGTTTAAATTAAAATAAACATAAAATAAAAACTTGGTGCGAGGAGCAAGATTGTAATTACTGCTTCTAAAACTTTTAGAGGCGTGGGTATAATCTCTTAGTCCTTCGCCAGGAGGAAATGGCTGGAGAGAGCCTTGGCCAAAATAAGCCATAGACTATTAACCTGTAGCTACGTTATTAACTGTCAACGGAATTGATGCGCCAACGCCAACATCTGCACCAGTAGTGGTTTGCATAGCATTGTCGTAACGAATGGTCATGGCCACTGTCATTGGTTCTGTGCCAGTTCCATAATTGGCATCGCCATAGTTGACACCTTGTAGGTAGCAACCCATGATGGTCCAAGTTTCTAACGCAATAGGAGTATTGGCACCGTTACCACCATCTAACACTTCAAACACTGTGGTAAACTTGTAGTCAATACCGGATGCAGCACTTGATTGTTCCATAAAGTCTAATTGCTTCTGGAGTTGCTCACCAACCAACCGACTTACATTGCCGCCAGCGTCATCACGCACGGTGCAAGTAATATCTTGCCACGAATGCTTGCCAGCCAGACGTATGGTACTGTTGTAGATAGGTAAATCAATGTTGTCAAATGTCACATTAGGACGTTGAAAATCCATAACCTGTTTGGTCAATTCTGTTGTAGGCTGTGTTACGCCCAGACCTAAGAAAGTAACGCGAAAGCGATACTTGAGTTTTGGCATCAGCAGACCTTGTGCCGAACTGCTTTGATCGCTGGCCAACGGTACGGTCAGTTTTGTTAATGAGGCTGTTGCCATTTGTTAGTTCTCCTAATATACATTTATTTATGGCGTTTTGGTCGGGCAAATGTTTGAGTCAATTTGCCCGATTCAATTACGCTGATGCCTGTGCTGCAATAGTTCCTGTGTTCTGAATACGCATTGGTATGTAGATAAACTCCACTGCTTTGACTGGCTCGATGGCAATATCCACATATAACTCGTTGCGATCAATGCTGGACGGAGTATTATTGGTCAAATCACAAACAACCAAGTAATCGTACAGACCACGCTTGTTGACAAGATCAATCATAAGTGCTGTAATCTGATTAGTGATTGCAGAGCGAGTGATTGTATCGTTGGGTTCAAACAAGTACTGATTGCCAATGATTTCCAAACGTCCACGGATAAATGCTACCAAACGTGCCACGTTGATACGGTCTAACGCAGTAGCATTACCTTGTAGGGTATGGTTACCAAAGTTAGTAATACCTGTTCCAGGTATGAATGTAATCGGGTTAACCTCATTGCTGTACAGTACATCACGCAGGCCTTGATTTATACCCAACGGTTGGAATTCACCAGTTTGAGCTTGTAAATAACCAATTTGTAAGGCATTGTCTACTACACCGCGGCGTAAACCGGCTGGTGCAAACCATGGATATGCTACACTGTCACTACGGATAATAGTGCGCAACATCATGTGACTTGGTGCTGTAACTACTACGTTTCCTGTCAAGTCGGTTGTGGTGCAACTTGGATAGAACGTAGCCGAGTAAGCATCACCCTGTGCCAAATTACCATCGCCAAACGGTTGTCCTAGGCCATTGTTGTTGGTAGCCCAGGCAACAATATCTGCTGGATCTAAACGCAATGGCGTGTCAACTAGGCTGAATGCAGTTTGTCCTCTATCATTGTTGAGCACACGCATATTGGGTGCCAACTCTGGATATTGTGTACAAACAATCAAGTTAAACTGTGCTTGATTTTCACGCAGTTGTGTGCTGGTATCGATTGCAACTCTTAGTGCCTGTACAATCAAATCACGTTGTGCGTGACGGCCCATGTTTGGACTACCATCTGCACGGTTGCCACTTGCGCTCAACCAGGTATTGGCATTGATTGGCAACACATCGGGTGGGGGGAAGTCTGTGGAGTTAAAATAATTAACTGCAAATGACTTGACGTTGAATCCACTACGACGAGTGTTCCACAACAACATACCTTCTGGATATAGTGCAGGGTTTGGAACATCTGGATCTACCCAGTCACTAGTAATCAACGGTGTTGATCCTGTGGCAATTGGCGGAATTGGATCTATAATTGGATCAGCGGCGCCGTCAACACTCCAACGTGCATCAGCATACAAAATGCCGTTAATTGTAGTTTGATCGGAATTGCTGATCTGTACCCATTGATCTTGCCCGCTGACACTTTCCCAACGACTGATCACTGGGTAATTTTCTAAATCGCTTGTGTCAATCCACAAGTCACCATACACCAATGAGCTTTCTGCTGTGTCAGTTTGTGTGGTTGGTGCTGTGGCACTGAATATTGGACCATCAGCGTTGGTTGTGCTCAAATCGTATCCGCGAACATCGTTGGTTACGTTTTGATAACCCATCCAATCACCGTTGTTCTGAATCATGATATCAGCTGTGGTTGCATCGCTATAGTACCAGTAGGTTCCATCAACTGGATCAAGTTCTGGTGCGCTGGCCGAAGCAGTGTAGGTAAAGGTAGGAGAACCAACCCAGTTGCTTAATGTTAGGGCAGGACCAACAATATCTGTTAAACGGATGCCAGTCACTGCTGTGGTGAATCCTGCAGCAGACAGCGGACCATTACTAACATCATCAAGATAAATGTCACCACCTGTGGCATGTGTAAACACAATTTGTCCAGCACTGTTGACCGAGGCACTCACATTGTCAACACCAGCGGCACTGACAGCGGCTACAAAATCAGCTGATGTTGTACCATTAATAATCACCTCTACTGGCGTGGCCACTGTGGCTGTTTCTGGCTGTGTTGCAGTCATTGTAAAATTGGCACCATCTACAAATGTAGGACTGGCAGTAGCACCTGTGATAACTGTGGCGCCAGCGGCTATGCGTTCAAGAATCAATAGTCCGGCTGTGCCATCAGCATAGGGATTAATCTGAGCATAGGTAGAGCCGGCTGGAATAGCCTGGCCACCTGTAGCAGGATCAATGCCATAAAGCGCAGCGGCATCACTGACATACACTGGACAACTTTGCAAAACGTATGTGCCTAGTGTGCTGTTATAGCGTTTGACTTCAACCAACATTCCGCGATTGACTGCGTTAGTTTGCTGGAACACACTGCCAGTGGGTTCTGGTTGTGTGTCTGTGAGACGCCATCTTGGTGCTGAATAGTTTGGGCCAGCAACATACGCAGGAGCTGCATATTGACTAGCAGTAATACCCAATGTTGCCAATGGTGTACCGCTGACGTTGTTGATAGCAATAACGCCTGTGCCTTCTGTACTGCCGTCATTTGTAGCACCACTGTCTGCGTACAGTGTGAGTTTTCCGCCAATGTTGGCAGCATAAACGCCCGGAATAGTGCTATTGCTGAGGGCATTGATCTGAGTGACCAAATTTGTTACTGTGTTGTTGGGACTAGAAGGAACTGTAATTGTAATATCATTGATAGCAAAACTATTGCCTACAGTTAAGGTAGTAGGAGCCAGGGTACCTTGAGTTGCAGGCCAAGCAGTTTTCCAGTAATCGCTGCCAACTAAAACCCAGGTGTTGTATAGGTCGTCTGCACTGGCGCCATCTTGCAACCATCCAGGTGCTTGAGCTGTAGTAGGACCAGCACGTTTGTAATAAGTTGGGTTGTAGACTGTGGTTGCTGTTACAGCATAGTCACCAATGCTACCATAACTGGCCAACGGTACTGTGCTGTCGGTTTCTAAGTATATTGTATTTGTAATAAAACTAGGTATTTTCTTGGTAAATGCAGAGGTGGTAATATTCCACTCATTAATACCCCATACAGAATTAGTAGTATCTAACCAGTAAGTGCCGTTTAACGGTGCACCAAATGGTCGGTTCAACGTGGCTGTGAGTGCGGCCAAGTCAATATCTGCACGTTGTATATACGCTATGTTGGTAACGCCCAATGCTGAGTAGGCGGCCAATAATCCATATTCGTTAAGCTCGTATCCATTGATTGGCGTGCCGGCTGTGGTATTGTAAAAGAATGGTACACCAAACGTAGATAACAAATCTCGTTGGCTTGTCATTAAGTACAGTTTGTTGGCATTGACTGCCAATGTGCCTGGAGCAATTCCAGTACCTGCGCCTGATATTTTATTCTGGGCTGTTACCAATAAAATATATGGAGTTGAACTCGCGGCAGCGGGTGTGTAATTACTTTGGTCAATTACACTAACTTGTACACCTGGGGATATTAAGGCCATAACTAATTCCTTTTTATTAATTAAAGATATTTATCGGTTAAGGCAAAAAGAACGGTGTATTACATACCTTTGCCAAAGGTTTTGTCGTAAATAAACCATGAATCGACCCAAATGTGCCGCCTGCAATCAAAGACTTTGTGCTATAAATTATATTCGCGATAGTGTAACACACTATCGTAGTCGGTGTGACTATTGCATCAAAAGAGAAAGGCGAATCAAGCCAGCCAAACCACGGTGGGATCTGGCTGGATATAAGAAAAAACCCACATGTGATAAGTGTGGGTTTCGGGCCAAGTATTCTGCACAACTACTGGTGTATCATGTAGATGGAAACTTGAACAATTCTGGACTTAGAAATTTAAAAACTATTTGCCAGAATTGTGTGGTTGATATTGCTAAGAGTGATCTTCCGTGGCGGGTTGGGGAGTTAGAATCGGATCTTTGAGCAACTCTGCCACTTGCCGATACAAGTTATCAAGACCGTCTTGATTATTATCAATTACCGCATCAAAGTGAGTACCAATCCAGGCAGTTTCGCTGGCATGTACGTTGTACTTTTCTAAACGACCTTTGCTCAATGCCCATTCGGCATTACGAGTGGGGCCACGATTTACTATTTCAGCTATTGCGTACCATTCAGGATCAGGTCCACGAACAACACGAATTACAACTCCGCCAGCATTTTTAATACTTTTAATTTCGTTAGGGAAACGACAGTCGCTAATGACCACATCATCCTTGGTTTTACGCAGTTTATTTTCTAAACTAGCAATCCAAATATCGTTGTGAAAACTTTTACGGGCTACTTCAGTGCCCCAGTATTGTAGTACCCAACGAGGAGTTAGCTCTGGCATGTCTAACCGAGCACTCCACCATGGATCTACTTGTTCTCGCCATGCGCGGCTTTCTTTGGTACGGCCTTCTAGCAATTCACGATCCCATCCAAATACTGCGGCTACTGCATCTTTAAGTGTGTGGGCAAAACTTTCTCTTCGAAACTGATGTATATTTTGCAGATAGTCAGCAATGGTATCTTTTCCAGATCCAATTAATCCACATACGCCAATGATCATCTCAGTTCCTTTACGTTTAAATATTTTAATGTAGCTTGAAGCATGTCAATTTGTCTACGACAATCTTCAAGGGCATGGTGACTAGTAGCAGGCTTAGGCAATTCAGGCCATAAACTGTAAACAGTGCGGGCATCGCGAACATTGTAAAATTGCCAAGGCAAACTCTTACCATAGCTCTTGTAGGCATGCTCTAAGATGTTCATGTCGTAAGTGGGACCATTGGCCCAGATAAATTTGTGTTGCCAGGCCAATTTGTACAGGCTATCCAAGGCCACATCTAAATCAACACGACCTTCTTCCATGAACGCTTCGGCTTGTGCCTCAGGTTGAGTTGCCCACCAATCTATTGTGTCTTGTTGTATGGCACGATTTTCTTGGCTTTCCAGCGTGACTCGAGCATAGTATTGTCGTGGATAGTATCCAGTACCAAACGGGTCAAAACTTTGAGCCGCAATGGTTAAAATGGTCGCATCAGGACCTGTTCCTAAACCTTCTATGTCAATCATTAATGAGCTCATGCTAAGAGTATAGCACAAGTTTAGAACAAAGTCTAGTGGGTGTTAGCCAATAACCCAACTAAGGGGTTGTGATCCGTCTACGTAGCGTTTAAGATCGTCAATTAGGCCATCCATTTGAGTCTGTGCTTCGGCTTTCATTGCTGTTCCGTTTAGGGTGCCGCCACCTTGTGGGCCAGCAATCGTTCCAAACTTCTCACGTGCTTCACCAATGATCATTTTGCAGTTGGCCACCATGTAGTCGCGAATCCATTGAACAATTTGGAAATCACTCAGCAAGTTAAATTCGGGTTTTAAATTGTAAGTCCACATCAACACCGCTTCACCTGTACCTTTTGGATCACGGATTAACTGCAATTTTTTGGTTACAGGATTGTAAGTGTAGTTCATGTAAGCGCCAAACATGCGACCAGCCAATTCTACATATTGACTATAGAAGTCATAGGTAGCAAGACCGCCGGCTACGTTAAAGTTCATTAGGTAAACGTTCATGCTTGCTTGGCTAAATGGATCAAAGTTTGATGCAAATGGGCCAGTGCTATCACCAAATGTTCTGCGATAAATTTGACGCACAGTTATAACTTCTTGTGGCATATCGTAGATATTGACGTTGGTGACTAGTTCTAAAAAGGTGTAGCTTTCTTCGTAAGCGTTTTGTGCTCTTTGACGATACACACCGATTGTTCGTTGATAGGCTGCTTCGTAGTGTTCAGCATCCAGCTCAAGATCTATAATTTGACTGCCCAATTGCAGGCGCACATAATCAAAAAGATTTTGTTTAAGTGTGTCTAAACTAGCTTGATTTTCTAAGGCCATGTGGTATAAACTCCGATTGCTAGTATTTAGCTCAGAGTTGTTTGGCTGCTAGTTCTGGATCGTATAGTGGAACAGCACAAAATGTCACAGTTCCTTTGTGTACACTAACTGACCGTTTATATGCCAGCACTGTTTCTAAGTTGTAGTAATTGTAGTTGGTATCAATGGGTTGAGTCCATTTTAAGCTGGACCCTATGCCGGTTTCATTGACGATATGATAATTGGGTTCCACTGCTCCGCTAAATTCTTGCCAATCGTCTGACCAGTCCAACAAATACGGTAGTATCAACAGGCGCCACCCTGGTGCCATACGGGCTCGCCAAGGCCAATTTAAGATTCGTAAACGATATTCGTACGGACTATTGTCAATGTTTCCGTCGGGCTCTGTCCACGGGCCTCCTGGACTGTTGGCCCATTTTGTTCCGTGGATCATGTCTGGATGTAGTCGGCCACGACTAAAATATGTGTCAAAGCCGGTTAGGGTTTCAGGCAATGGTATAGTATAACCTATACTGGCCAATCCACGAAATCCCAGACAGTTGCGTATGGTCTGTTGCTCTGCAAAAGTGACTTCATCTTTGCGAGCTTTTAAATTTTTAAACCACTCAGGCATGTGGTTACGCATGGGTGTAGGAGCCGGGCAATTCAAATACTGTATGTCTGGATCAGCGGAATATTCCCAAGTCAGGTAGTCAGTAACCCGAACATCTTGCATGTTACCACGCCCAGAGAATAATTAAATTATCGTTGCCTCGACCATTCCATTTGGTTTCTGTAGCTTTGATTGCAGTAAATGCCTTGCGGGCCGCAGGCTTGCCTACACCAGTGATTGCCTTGATTTGTTCTGCTGGTTTACGCAGAGTTTTTTGTATGGTTTGCTGAGCATCAAACGCTACCACCGCAGATCCTTTGACAGTGAATGTTCCCACATGGCTATCGGCCATGACATGGATCAGTTTACGTTTTGCTGTGTCGTACAACCAAGCTTCGCTGGCACCAACCAATTTGGTAACTGGTTCAGATTTAAGTTTGAGCTCATCAAATTCTTTAAGGAACTTGAATTTACGAGTTAGCTTGTCAGGACTCACGGCTTTTTTGGCACGTGGTTTACGTTCTACTTTCTTGAGTTGTACATAACTGTTGCAGTCATTGATCACAGTCTCACAAAATTTTACACAATTACGAAGTTGTAGTTTTGAGAGATGACTGTAGCCTTCAACTAATTGGTCATCTTTGCCTTCTAGCACTTCATTGAATTCTGTCAAGCGCAATATCCAAACTCGGCTTACGTTACCAATCATGTTGGGGCTGATGTTCATACCACGCATGAGTTTGATTGGACTGAAGTCAGCACTCATCTTTGCACCAGCGTCAATAAAGTCATCAAACATGGCTTCCATTTCGCCACAGCACTCACTTACTTTTTCACGCAGATGATCTTGAATCGTGAGTTTGGCCACGGCAGCATCTGCGTCAACATCGGTTTGTGCTTTTTTAATTTCTTGTTTGGCTTTGAGCATGGACGAAATCTGCTCGTCAATATTAGATTGTTCGTGTTCGTTTAATTCCAATCCCAGCAAGGTCATACGGCACACCCATGCTGGAGTTATACGGATTTGGCTGTCTGGAATACCACGCATGGTCTTGGCATCGGTTTTGCGGCCGTTGTGTTCAAGATAATGGCACAGCATTTCTTTGGCATCTTTTTTGCCATAATGGTAATTGTACCATTGAAACGCATTAGCAAAACTGCTAACACGATTTTCCTCAGTGGGTTGAGACTTCCATTCAGGCTCGTGGCCTACATATTTGGTTTCAGCACCCTTGGGGTTTAGTCTTTTGATTTCGATTGTTTTAGCCATATTCGTATTATAAGTTAAAATGTACCGTTTGTCAACCTAGTAAGTTAGCCAGGGTTATGTGTTGTTCTAAATTGGTCAGTAAATCGTTTACTTTTTGTACTAGTTCTCGATAGCGACTGGTTTCTCGATGTAGTCTGCGGCACTCTACACTTTCCATGTCTGCGGTCACTATAGCTTGATCCACAGCTCGAACCATTTTAAGCAGATCGCGCCGGGCCACTTTGTTTCTAACCTGTGCTATGTGCTTTTCTGCAGAATCCAATCGTTGAAATAGTTCGTCCATTCTGTAATTATACGAGCTTTTGAATTACTAGTCAATCTAACCGCTAAATACTAAACTATGCCACGTTTAAGCCTTTACCGCCCAAATAGAAGCAACGACTACCAATTTTTGGATCGTACAATCAGTGAGATGTACACCGTTGGTGGATTGGATATTTACGTCCACAAATACTTGGGCCCGCAAGGAGCCGGTACAGACAACGGCAATAACGATGCTACAATACCCAACTACACAACCTTAGATGTGTTGCACATTGAAGATTTATTGTTGTTAGAAAACCGTGATCGTGTGTATGCTCCAGACGTGTTTGTCATGCGTGGTGTTTACCGTACTCAAGACGTAGATTTTGATCTAACACAATTTGGTTTATTTTTAAACGGCGACACACTGTTTATTACTTTTCATTACAATGACATGATTGATACGTTTGGGCGCAAGCTCATGTCAGGCGATGTAATTGAAGTCCCAAACTTACGAGATTATCATCCATTAGACACTACCCTGGTCAAGTCATTGCCTAGATATTATGTGATTCAGGATGCCAACTATGCCAGCGAAGGATTCAGTGTTACTTGGCAACCGCACTTGTGGCGCATCAAAGCCACACCAATGGTCAATGCTCAAGAGTACAGCCAGATTATCAATCAACCATTCATGCCCGAAAATATTTGGGACAATGGAAATTTTTACCCACAAGGTGAAGTGGTCAACAATGGTGGCATTTATTACACTGCCAACAAAAATGTTCCGCCTGGCACAGATATTACCAATACAGAATATTGGACTGCAACTACACCTGCCACAGTGGGAGATAAACAAAGCACCAGACCCAAAGATTTGGCCATCAATGATGCTATACTTACTCAGGCCTACCAAGACGTTCCACTCAGTGGCTACGACAATGTTAAATTTTATATTTTACCAACTGGGCCCAATGGTGAGCCGGCGGCTGCTGGGCTCACTGCGGACAATACCAACGTTACGGTGGATGGTACAGAACCTGGTGAAGGTATCACACCCAACGGATTTGGTTATGCACAAGGTTATCTTACCGGATCAACTCATGCACCCAACGGATTGCCGGTTACACCTGGTGTACAATTTCCGCCTAACTCGGTATCAGGAGACTACTGTTTGAG